GTTGGGACATGGGCATGGTTATGGTCATGGTGTCTTGCAATTGCCTCCCTTGTTTGATGTGGTGTATGTATGGTAGGGTAGTGTTAGGTGGGGAGGGGATAGGGGGAAATATTTGGTTAATCGTAACAGAAAGACTACCTTTATCGTAACAAATCACTTAATCGTAACACCTAATCGTAACACATGAAAAACAGAACACCTTTTTGTATTTATTGCGGAGAAAGAATGGAAAGCCAAACATCTAAGAAAAAGTTTTGCTCAGACAAGTGTAGAGTTTATTTTCATAGGAAGTACCCAAATGGCAATACTATTTCTCCGGTAGAATTAGCCTCAAAATTGGCAGATAATGCCAAAGTGGTAGAAATACCTGTTGAAAAAGAAAAAACGCCTCCTGAAGGCTTAAAAGGAATAGATTTAGTTATTTGGAAAGCCGAGAACTGGAAATAATTCGTATCTTAGCGGTATGTTAAAGTCAATGAAAAAAACTTTTTCTGCTGGTGGTGAAAAACATATAGTCTATAAAAAGACTAAAAACATTGGCAAAGGAGAAGTTGGAGATATAATTGTGAACCATCCTACAAAAGATAAGGGTAAATGGGACACTATTGATTTAACTAAAATAGCTAATTCTAAAACAATTGCACAAGGTGTAGCTGCTACAAAGAAATGGCATAAAGAAAATCCATATGAAAAGTAAATTAAAAATGATGAAACGCGCAGATGGCTCATATTCACCTCGTGGATTATGGGATAATATTCGTGCGGCTGCTGGTTCAGGTAAAAAGCCTACACCAGAAATGTTGAAACAAGAAAAGAAAATTAAAAGACAAGAAAAAATGTAACTATGTCATCAGAAGCTTGGCAACGTAAAGAAGGTAAAAATCCTGAAGGTGGTCTTAACCAAAAAGGTCGTGATTCTTATAACAAAGAACATGGTGGTCATTTAAAAGCTCCTGTTAAAGAAGGCACTAATCCTCGTAGAGTTTCTTTTGCAGCTAGATTTGCCGGCATGATGGGAGCTATGAAAAAACCTAATGGTGAACCTACTCGTAAAGCTTTAGCATTAAAGGCATGGGGCTTTGGAAGTGTTGAAGCTGCTAGAAAATTTGCCAATGCTCACAAAAAGTCGTAAATTAGCACAAAATATAAATATATGGCAATAGATATTATGCAAAGAGTTAACCCATCTGGAGACCCAGAAAAAGGCGTTAAAGTACCCGGCACAGGGTTAGTTTTATACCCAGGTGGAACTCAAAAAACACCAACAGGGATGAGTAATGCATTTTCAGGATCTGGTTTAACTCCAGATGATTTATTAGCATATGCTGCAAAATATGATTTACCTACAACATCTAATAAAGAGTTTCAACAAGCTCAATATGATTTATTAAATTCAAGTGCAAGAGGTAGAAGCATTATAAAAGCAATGGAAGCAAAGTATGGTAAACCAGCATCTGGTTCATATGTTGATGGGTTACTTGGTGCTAGAACTCTTGATATGATGAAAGCTTCATCAGGTAAGCCAGAAGAACCTGTACCATTTGAAAGAACACCAAGAGATTTTAAATTGCCACCTCCAAAATTAACAGAAATTCCTAAACAAAAATCAAAATGGGAGGGATATGGCCCTTATGTAATAGCTAGTAGAGACTTTTCTGTTCCAGATAGAGTTTATAATGATTACGATCAATTTGCAGCACATATATCAAGAGCTAGAGATAGAGGTGTAAATAGTGGCAATGGTGAAGCAGTGGGGCAAGTTGTAAGACCAGGCGGTGGAGAACGTGATATTATTCCAATGACATCAAGGGTAGAACTAGATTATGATGATGATGTTTTTTCTGGTTATGATTTACCAAATAAAGAAGAAAACTTTGCAGGTACGGGTTATGAAAAAGGGGGAGCTTTTAATGAAGAATATGAAAGAACAAGAAATCCATTAGGTGTTATAGATAAAAAAACTGGAAAATTTGTTCCATACAGAATGGATCCTAATGGTGGTAACAGACGTAACGTATTGTATCTCCAAAAAATGATAAAAGAAAATCCAGATTTATTTGATCTTAATCAAATAGTTAATAGCAATTTAGGAACTGGTACAAGAAAATTAGCTCCTGGTAAAAATCAATTTCATCCAGAAAATAACCCTTTAAGTGGAGACTGGGGTAATCAAAATTTTGGTAGAAGAGAATAAAATCTTTCATTATGGCAATAGATAGAATGAAAAATCCAGATCCAGATCCCAAAAAAAAGTATGGGGCTAAAGATGAAGATGATATAGTAAATTGGTATCGTAAATATTATAATTCTGATTTATTTAGAAAAAATTTATACGATCCTCAAATGCCAGGTTCTGGTTATAGTTTAGGTCAATGGAGTACTGGAGATCCAATTCCAAGTCAAAAAAATACTGATATTGGAAAACTTATGACAAAATATGTTACAAAAGTTAAAACAAGATACCCAGGCAAGGGGAGTTCTGCTACAGATGATAGTTCTATAGATATGGGTGATCCAAATGTTTATGGTAATCAACCAAAATCTGGTATATATGCTCATGAAATGGCACATGTTGGGCAAGAACAAATATTAGATCGTCAGCCATCAATGATTAAATTTATGCTTAATAAAAATAAAAAATGGAATCGTAAAGATTATGCAAATGATTTATCTAAAAGTTTAAATGAACCCATTGTTCAATATTATTCAGGCCCAGAATATCCTTCTGAAGAAGCTAAAAGAGAAGGCGTTTTAAGCAAGTTTAATCAAAATGAAAGAACAATGGCATTAACCGGGTCATCATCTCATGATAATGCAGTACATGAGATTAGGGCAGATATTATGGCATTAAGATATTTAGCTGCTAAAAAAGGAATATGGGATGCAGTAAATAATAAATCTGGAGCTTTTACTCCTGAAATGTTAAATAAACTTTATCAAGATAAAGAACTTAATACTCCAATTACTACAGTTCTTCCAACAGGTGTTTCAACTACATTGCCTAGAGCAGAGCATATGAAACAAGGAAATTTAAAAGAAGTTGCCCCACCAAAAAATCCTGGTTTATTTTTACAAAGAATTAGAGAAAGATTTAATGATGATGATATTTTGTATTTAATGAATAAAGTAGCTAAAAAAGAATTGCCTAGTAATTTGAAATCTATGAAAAATACTGATTATAGTTCTTAAACTACTTATCATTATCTTCAAAAGGAGCATTGTACATTTCGTAAGAAAGCCAAGCTATTACAGCCATTAGTATAAAAATTATTATGTATATCATAATTTGTTTGTTTTTGTTACTGGTTTAGGACTTGAACCTAAAATGACAGAATCAAAATCTGTAGTGTTGCCAATTACACCAACCAGCATGATTCTTTTAAGCAGGTGCTTGATCTTCTAATATTTTTTTACCTGCATCCGATAATGGTCTTGAAAACAATCTAAGTTTTTTACCAGTATTTGGGCATACAAAAGTAATACCAGCATCTTGGTAAGCTTTTAGTACTATTTCTAACCCACCTTCCCCATCAGGGCTTGCGCCTACTACATGTGGTTCATCATAATCAAATTGCATACAGAAATCACATCCTTCTGTATAAACTTGTATTTCTTTTGGTACTTCTGTTTTTTTCTTTGCCATTTTATTTTTCGTTTATTTCTTTTATATCAATTATTTTAACTTCTTCTCCGCTTATTAATGCATCTAATGTAGATTCAATCATATCTCTTTGGTCTGGGGTTAACAATGCTACCTTTTCAATAATCGCTGGTACTGCAAATACATCACTTGCTATTTCATTCTTAATACCAATTCTAACTTCTTCTGTTACAAATGGGTTTGTTATTAAATCACTAAATATCCATCCTATTTTATCACTATATTTTTTAAATAACCTTGAACCTTGTGAATTAGGGTATTGTCTGCAAAAATCCTCAAATTGTTCTTGAGCCATTTTTAAATTTTGGATGGCATTTATGATGTTTGCACCATTGTTAACTTCTTGATTCATTTATTAATTCTATTATTTATTATATCAACATAATTATTATCAATTTCGTAACCTATATATTTATATCCCAAATCATTAGCTACTTTTAATGTGGTACCGCTTCCTGCAAATGGGTCTATTATTGTATCACCTTCATTTGCCGTAGTTAATATTATTCTTTTTATTACTTCTTCTGGTATTTGACATGGATGTTCTGTTTTCTCTTTAGATACATTTTTAACTTGCTGTATTTCCCACCAATCATAAAGTTTTGCGCCTGTTTTGCCTTTTTCTAATAAAGCTTTTACCCTTTTATCATTTAAATTTTTATAAGGTTGCGTAACTTTAGAAAAATTTGGTTTACATCCCCACCAACTTATTAATCTACTTTGTTTACCAGTATTTGAATTATATACCCACGTTACTACTTGTTCGCATTTACCAAATATAATAGGCAAAACATTTATAGTTTCTTCTGGATAATGTATAATAACACATGGTTTTTTAATATGACTCAGTAATTTTATATAACTATCTTGAGATAGATTATCATTATATGTATGATAGTGATAGTTTTGATTATAAGGTGGGTCTGTTATAGTTAAACCATTTGGGTATTCTTCTGTTGTAAAATCTTTATTAAGAATCATTTATTAAAATTTAAATGAGTTTGTTCTATTTCAACTAAAAACTCTCTTGCTTTTTCTACTTTTTGCTGTATGCGTAAAATATCATCTTCAGATCGGAAG